TCTCATTCATAATGGTAACTTCAGTTATAGGAGGAGGGTACTTTGGATATAAGTATGTAACATCTGAACAATTTAAAGCAAAGATAATGAATCAGGTCATGGGTAATGTAAAAGGTATGCTGCCTAATGTGATGGATAATGCACTACCAAAAACAACAGGTCAATCAATTCCTTTGCCAAAAAAACTTGGATTATAGTTGGAAATACCAGAAATAAATATTCCAGAAATAAATATTCCTGAGATTCATTTACCTTACACTTTTTTGCCTAATTATGAACATTCAAACGTAGAAGTTATAGGCTGTACTTACTACCATCGAGATACAAAAAATACAGGCAATAGAAATCTTATAATTGATGATCCTAATGGAGTTATAAGTAATTGTCCTTTTCCAAGTTTTAATCCTTTAAATTATCAACCAGATCAACTTATTATTGTTGAGAAAGCTGCCGTTGTTAATGACGAACCTGAAAAATTACCTGAAGGCAAACCACCTAAAGCAGAGATACCAAAAGATGATAAAAAAGAAGATGTATTTGTAGAATGTCCTAGTAAAAAAGATCAGAGAGTTGGTGATTTTCGTAACGAAAAAAAGTTAGAACGTGTAATTGGTCATTCAAGAAGCGAAGATGGAACTATA